TGAAAACTTGGTGGAAGCTGTTTTTGCTGGCAAATTACCTGTAGTGGTTGTCACCCATGTTGGATAAACCGCACTTGCCGTAGTTGTATCGTCAGTAATTGCTATGTTTGTTGCATTAGTCGCATTGGTTGCATTGGTTACAGCGGTTGTGCTAATAACAGAAACAACTTGCGCTGCGGTTGCCGCTGTAAATGCGCTAGTACCATTTCCATAAGCCAACCCTGTCAAAGTCGCAACCCCAGTGCCGCCATTACCAACCACCAAAGTGCCAGCAACAGAAACTGCGCCTTGTGTGGCTGTAGCTGGGGTTAAACCAGTTGATCCAAACGTAATGCTAGTTACCGCAGAACTTGTCAAAGCCGCCCAAGATGGTGCTGCGCTGGTGTTTCCAATCAAAATCTGACCAGTTGTTCCTGCGGCAGTTGCCACTGGTGCGCCAGCCGCGCCCCCACCATAAACAACACCATATTGCGTTAAAGCGCCTGATGATGCCCAAGTAGATGCGCTAGAAAAGTAAGGGATGCCGCCTGATGTTCCTGCCACAGTCAAAGCCAAAGTGCCTGAACTGGTGACAGGTGAACCAGTAACAGAAATCAAGCCACCTGTGAAACTTTGTCCCACAGATGTAACCGTTCCAGTTGTGGGGGTTGCCCAAGATGGAATGCCAGCCGCCAAAGTTAAGACTTGACCGTTTGAACCCGCCCCAAGCATTGCGGTAGTGCCAGCGGCACTTTGATAAGGCACAGAACCAGCCGCGCCACCCGCAAGATTAGTTGCAGTTGTTGCCAATGTAGCCGTAGCCGCATTGCCTGATGTGTTTTGGTTAAATGTAGGCCAAGTAAATGTGCCAGTAGAGAAATTACCCGATTGCGGTGTTCCCAAAATGGGAGTAATCAAGGTTGGGCTTGTCGCAAACACCAACGATCCAGTGCCTGTTTCATCAGTTACCGCCGCCAACAAATTGGCGCTAGTGGGAGTTGCAAGCCAAGTAGCTACCCCAGTACCCAAACCCGTAATTGACCCAACCGCGGGGGTTACGGTGGTGTTTCCAGCCAAAGTTAATTGACCTTGGGCGTTGACAGTAAACGTACCCACTTGCGTTGCTGAACCATAAGCAGCGGCGGTAACGCCAGTGTTTGTGATGCTGAACTGGGTGGCTGCTAAAGTTAAGCCAGTGCCTGCGGTGTAGGTGGAGGCAACAGAAAAGTTGTACCAATTGATGGCGGTTGTGCCTAGAGTGCCGCCGGGCTGTGCCGATGAATACCAAGCCGAATCAGCCTGCGATCCTGAAATCACAAACACAATCGCGCCTACATACTCATCCCATGTATCCGCGCCAACGCTGCGAGTCCATGCGCCTGATGCCACCAAATAGATGCCGTTTTGTGATGCTGTGGATTGATTTTTTACCAAAACCGTGTTACCAGCCACCAAAGAAACCGTGTCAATGGTCTGCAATCCTGACAAACTAGTGATGTTTGCAGTTGATGCGGCATTAACTGGTTGTTTCCAACTCAATCCAGCGGCAAAGTAGTCCACATATTGTTTGTTGACAAGGTCAGTAGCCGCAGAGGGCGCAGCCGCCACAGTGCCTGAAGTAAAAGCCGCTGTGGATGGGCTTGTTGCCCCAATCGTGGTGCTGTTTATCGTGCTGTTTGTTATGTTCAAGCCTGATTGATTAGGCGAAATTGAAGCATAGAACGGCGTACCCGCAGGGCCAATCAGTGAAATTAGGTCAAATGTTGGGGCTGGTTGGAAAATGCCCTGTACAGGAACAATATTTGTCGTTGATGTAACGGCGGCTTCGTTGGACATTCCAACCCCCTTTTAACCCGCTTGTGCGGCTGTGATGTAAAGTGTATTTGTACCTGAACTGACTGCTCTAATGTAAAACGGCGCTTTAGGCGCTGCGATAATCAAAGGGTAATTCATTGCGGCAGGCAATACATAAGAACCTTTGTTGCCAGTTGTGGCAATGCTAGGGGTTGGAACAGTGCTTGAATTAGCTAATTCCACCGCCGCCACACCAGTGCCAGTATTGAGCAAATGCACATAGTTGGTTTGATCGTTTGTAGTGGAGTCAATCAACAGCGCGGAACTTGCTGTGGACGTTAAATCTAAGGCGTATGTGCGACCTGATAGGCGCATAACTGAGATATTGACCATTTTCAGTCCTTCAAAAGTTTATGAATTATAGGCTTACAAATAGAAAAAGCCACCCCTTTTGAGGATGGCCTTTCTTAACTCATTCCCGATTAAAACTCGGAGAAATCGTATCCATACACAAAAATGTCAACAGTGCCAGCAGTAACTGCTGTGCCAACCTTGACATATAGGGTTTGTGCTGTCAAGCGTGTTGCCTTAGTACCAGCAACCACGGTTGCGTTGGTGACATAGGTTGAACTTGTGTTGCTGGTCAAACTTGCGTTAGTCACGATCTCAGTGCCTGTTCCTGCTGGCGCTGTCCAAATAGCCAATGCACCGCCGCTAACGTCTACGTTTGCGTTTGTGATAGCTACAAATTGAACGTTGTAGGAGGAAGTGTTAAACACTGGGAGGGTAACAATTGAATCACCTGTTGCAGAGATTGGCACATTGTTAGCGTAAGCCAAAAGGCGAACGGCTTGGTTAGTTGCCAAATTGCTTGGGTGAATCGTTTGGGTACTTGCTGGTCCGGGGTTTGCCATGATATGTTTTCCTTTAAATAGAGGTTAATTAGGCTGCAACGCGGCAGGCAAGTTCAGGGTACAACGGCGCCCAGCCATACAGCACATCAACGCGAGTCGGGATTGAATCGTTGTTGATTGTGTATTGACGAACCACACGCATTGACAGACCCAGTTCCTTGTCGCTTGCGCGGCCAGCAAAGTGAACGCCATCAGGCAATTCCAAATCAGCACAAGCCAAAGTGAAAGCATTTTTGTGCATCACGATATTCTGTGGAGAAACAGTGCCAGTGTTGTTGAATGGAGTCACAACAGCGGTTGCGCTGGTAGATGCCAAGTTAACGTTCTGGAACTGACCAGCGGTAATCACGGCAGGGCTAACAACAACAGAAGTTGTGCCAGAAGTTGCCACGGTTACAGGGGCGGTCACCACAAAGTTACGCAGGCGGTTGCTGCCGTAGGCTTGACGGTTTTGTGGGTTGACAGCGAAAACGCCAGCAATTGTGATCACATCCCCTTGTTTCAAGCCAGCAGTTGCTGTGGTTGCGGTCAGTGCAATGGTGGAGGTGGATGCCCAGCCGCTGGTCAAGAAACCAGTTGCTGTGGTGGTAGCGCAAGCCAAAGTAGCGGTGCTATAAGAACCGAATGTTTGCGCCACAACGTTTTGATCCATCTTCCAGTTCATGCCTGCTGAGTCACGACCCATCATGCCTTTGGTGTACTGGCTAGAAATCTTGTCTGAGGGAACAAACAAGCCTTTCAAGCTGTCCACAATGGTTGCGCCTGTGAAAGGTTCAACGATACATGAACGGCGACCATCGCGGGGTGCGCCTTCGCTGTCAAGATAAGCGCCTGCGGTCAGGTATGTGATCAAGCCTGTGGGAGGTGTGCCAGCAGTACCAACAATGTTGGCGGTATTGTTTTTAGCCATTGTCAGACCGTCAAAGTCAATCTTGTTGGCGATAGCGGCGACAGCGGGTTTCAATACACGGTCACTGAACATATCCAAGGACAAAGCCAAGTCTTGGCTAGTGAACTGGGTATCAACGTGGAACTGTGTGGATAAGGTCACAGGCACTGAAGTTTCGTTGAAATCTTCAACGTTCAAAGCAGGGCCAGTTGTGCCAATGAAACGACCGGGTTTGCGGACGTTCAAAGTAGCACCGATCTTTGCGCCAGTAACGGCGAATTGATCGTCATAGTTTCTTTCGACTTCACTTGAGAAAGTCAATTCGTTTTCCAAGACCATCAACGCTTCGTTGGTGATCATGCTGATGGTTAGCAGATTATTTGCCATTTTGTTTCCTTAAAAGAATGGGTTTAGCGAATCTTTCCAGCCAATCTTGCTGCTCTCCAAGCCTGATACGAACCATGAAATTGACCATCACTGGTTAGGTTCACATCACGCCCATTAGCTGCTGATCGAATTGGATTGATCGGCGCGGGTGCTTTACTTCTTCCAACAACAGTCTTTGTTTGTGGGTCAGTCTTTTCGTACTGGCCTTCCAATTTCCCTATTGCTTTTAAGGCGGCGGTCAAGGTCATTCCTTGCAGCTTGACAGCAAAGTCAGGATTTTCAGCAAGGTGATACAGGATGCGTGGGCCTACCTCAGATTCAAAGATCGCATCCCGCACTTCGTTACTAACAGTAACGTCTGTGGAATTGATCATGTCATCAAAGTCAGGCATTTCGGCTTTAGCTTCCTTAACCCGTTGACCCCAAGTGTCTATTAGCTTGGCGTGTTCGGCGGCAACTTTAGCCTGCACTTCCTTTTGCTTTTCTTCCTGCAATCGCTGTTCAACACGATAGTCTGTTAACGCCTTGGCGTATTCGTACATATCGCTGAACTGCTCTGGCAACGGTTCTGTTTCGGCTACTGGTTCAGCTTTAGGCTGAATCTTGGCCTCCAAGTCCCTTACCTTTGCTTCCAAAGTTTCCCTTTGCTCGCGTTCCCTACGGGCTTCTTCCCGCGCTGATTCACGTTGCTTGGTTATCTCTGAAAACCGTCTTTCCAGCTTGGGATTTTGTTTTCGATCCTCTGTTGCTGTCGCTTCGTTCTCTACCTCTGTCGGCTCACTCTGCTCCTGCTCTACCTCTTGCGGCTCTGCCTCTTGGACAGCCTCGCTTGGGAGTGGATCAGCTAAACCCATTCGTTTGGCATTAAATTCAGCTAAATTTTCACTTGTCACCACATTGGCGGCAAGTCGTTCTGCTACTTCTGACATTGAGTTTCCTCAAAGAATTCACCCAGTTGACCCAACTGGTAAGGTTTTGTGGTTTTTACCACGAAATTATTGTAATGTCAATTATTTGGTTTTGTGTAATCCCATGCTTCAGTTACATGATTTTTCATGTCCCCCATTTGATCTCTATATTTTTTATTTTTTTCTTTTTCATTTAAACCAGTAAATGTTTTGATTTTGTTAGCAATTTCATTTGCATGACCTTTAATATGTGGTTCATTTTGTTTAACAAATTCAAAATAATCACTGTGTGGTTTTAGTTTATCTTTATATTTTGAATAAAAATCATTTTTAACATTTGGTTTGTTTTTTTCTTTGGTCGACCCACGTTTTTCCATAAATTCGCGGTCATGTTCCGCTTTGTTTTCACTGGTTACGGTTGGCATATCAGTTCCTTTAGTTATTAATCTTTTGACAAAAATATATGCTCATCAGGCAGCCCCAAATCTCTTGCTGATTGCACAATTTGCATATATTTATGCGCCCCTATATTTTGCGGCATTTTTTCAAACATTTTTTGAACAACAGGTAAAGCGGATGGATTTTCTTTCCAATTTCTTGTTTGATCTCCAACTGCATCGTTATAAGCAGAAACTATTGAAAACCCAGCTTTAGGATCAGGGTTATATCCATCATCTAATCCTTGATGAGTAACACGAAATGCCCCAATATTTTTTAATGTTTGAAAATTCAATGGTAAAAAATCAACTTTTAAATTTGAATTATCAGATGTTAGTGTTTCATATTTTGATAAATCACGAATTTTTGACGCATTTTCACCAATTCTTTTTTGAGCTAATTTATTGGCAACATAATCCTGCCAATTATCATTTGTAACAACATCAGGCATATCAGTTCCTTATTGCATGGGTTGTTCAAATGTCTGCTGGGCAGGCGGTTGCATTGGTTGCTGTTCAGGTTGCCCCTGCATGGGTTGCATTGGCTGCGTGAACGGGCTTGCACCGCTAGAAATGTCCTCTGTGGCGGCTGTCGCGTATTGTTGTTGTTCAGCATTACGCTTGGCAATTTCCATTTCCAGCCTGCTAGTGTCCATATGGTGCAACAGTAACTGCACAATGGCATCAATTTCAGTCTTATTTTGGCTAGTGATGGCGCGGGTGTTTTGGTCATTAACCTTGACCTCTGCCATTGTCTCAGTGTTGTGCGCTTTTGCAGTGACTTCCATAAGTTTGCGTTTGGTTGCGCCTTCCTCGCGGATTTGGGCAACCTGACCACGGTTGTTAATCTCCAACATGGCGGCTTGCAATTGTTGTTGCATATCCTGCACTTGCTTCTGTGCCTGCGCCAGCTTCATCTGCACTTCAGGCGGTATATCTGATTTTTCATCAATGTTAGCCAATGGGTTCATGGATGCAAGGCGGTCTGCAATTACGTCCGCACCAGGGAAGTCCATGTTCCTAAACACCAAATCGCCTGCAATGTTGAACAATTCCGCGTTACCTGTAAGCAAGGGCATCATTGCCTCAACTGCTTGCTGGCGCTTAGATTGGAAGCCCGGTCCTGTGTCCATCACCACATCATATTCACCCACCGTCACATCATTAAGCACCTCGCCAACCTCATTTTTTTGGTTGATTTCGGTCATGTCAGGTTGACCATCTGAACCAATGATCCGCATTACCCGTGCTGTGTCGTAAATCTTAGGGATCAGGTCCAACAGGATTTTGCCTGTATGCCTAATTGATCGGGTCATGTTGTCGTAAAAGTGGAAATTGCTTAAATCCACTTGGTTTTGCTGACCTTGCAAGGCTTTGCCTGAAATGTTGCCACTTGGTAACTGGTTAGGATCAAGGATGCCAAGCACCATCTGCAAGTCAGCAGAAATAGCAGCGGCGGCTTCCATGATGCCAGCGGGTGGCGGTTCGGGTTGCAGGCGGGTAGGCACTGGAGCTGGTACGCCTTCAATGTCTTTCTGTTTGTAACGCAGGACAGGGCTTGACTTGATGTTAGCCAGCGCCCATTCGTTTTCATGCCCCTCGTCTTGACCCTCTGCCAACAGCCATTTAGCCTTTGGTGCAAGCGCAACCGATTCGGTCATGCTGGTGCGCCAAAAGTTATACATACGCTGTGGGTCTTTGGCAAACCTTACCAAGCCATATTTCTTGCGCTTGTCGTCAACGATTACTTGTGCGCCATAGCAAGGCACAACAGGGATATATTTACCTGCCCAAGTCTTTTCTTCCAAGATTTCTATGGCAGTCATCTTGACCCACTTTACCGCCTTGCGGAATGATTCACGTTCATCAACCACAGTCAAGCCAGCGGCTTCAACTCTTTCAAAGAACCGTTCAGAATCAGCAAATTGGCGTGTGCCATCACTCAGCAAGTACAGCTTGGCACGTTCGCGTTCAATGTAAAAGAACTCAGCAATGCGAATATCTTCCTTGGTGATCCAGCTTGCCGTGTCATCCCCTGTTGATCGCTGGGTAAAGTTTGCACCGTCATCAGCGTCAGGGTAGTAATCCTTAAAAACTTTCTTGTCCAGCACTGTGGTGATCAGGCAACGTTCTGCGTCTGACCCATCAGGCATGATTGAATTGGGGTCAAAGTACACAGTAAATGGG